CCCTTACGGGCGCACGGTGCTTTGGTACAACACCATCTTAGTATTTATACTAGGATCCCTACTACAAATGGAACTCATCATGGTTGCAAAACGAAGGGATGTTCCCTTCACAGGGCCCATCAGTTGGCGAACTTTTCGCCAAACTTCTGCGAATCCCGTCCAAGGAACTTGGACGAATTATTCGAGACCTCCGTTTACGACTCCGCAAACCACGGAGTCGGAGAATCACTACTGGCCTATTAAGGCCGGTGGTGCAGTGGATGTTGGGGGAGATTTCTCAACTCGAAAGATTGAGTCTGTTCATATTTTTGAACCTAGGCTTACTAAGTCTAGTCTCCTTGCGGGTGAAGCCTATGAGGGGCCGGTTTATCCGGTCATCATGACTACACTCGGCTCTGATGCGAATTTTGACCTTATGGTCCCTTATTCTTCAGATGCGAATCTGATGACTCTGGGGTCTAAGGCTATCGCTCAGTGCATTCCAACGAACTCTGCTTCCGATGCTGCGACTTTTCTCGGTGAACTTAAGGCAGGTTTGCCTAAGATGGTGGGTCGAGAGCTATTCAAGACGAAACTCAAAGACTACCGCAAGGTAGGCGACGAGTATCTTAATGTCGAGTTTGGCTGGAAACCCCTCATAGCCGATTTGGAGTCTTTTGGGAAAGCTGCGATTGATTCTGAAAAGATCATTCGACAGCTCCACAGGGACTCCGGCCGCATTGTGCGTCGAAAGTATTCTTTCCCTGATGAAAAGAGTACAACTTTTGAGGAACGAGGTACGTTTTATCCCTGGATTCCAGGTAACGCCCTCGCTACTCAGTTGTATAAACCGGGGCGTCTTACTCGTTCTATAGAACGGACGACTAAGACGTGGTTTTCAGGAGCATTTACGTATCATCTTAACCTGGGGACTCGTCTCCAAGATAAGTTAGATCGACATGCTGCTGAGGCAAGGAAACTCTTTGGCCTCGAGCTTACGCCCGAGGTCGCATGGAACCTTGCTCCCTGGAGTTGGATCGTCGACTGGGAAGGGAACATTGGGGATGTTCTCCACAATGTTTCCGCTTTTTCCCAAGACGGTCTGGTTATGCCGTATGGCTACATCATGCAAGAGAAGCGTGCTGTAGTCGAGCATACTCTATATGGGGGTCTTCAAACTCCCACTGTAGAGGCTCCGTTGCGAATCTTGGTAACATACGTTTCCAAAATCCGTCGGAGGGCTACCCCATTTGGTTTTGGCTTTGACATGAAGGCTTTAACGGGCCGTCAGTCTGCCATTCTCGGGGCGCTCGGCATTAGCCGAATGCCCGGAAAGCGTTAGCTTTCCGCAACCTGTTGTCCAACACTACAGTGTTGTATGATAGGTGTCATTGGTAGAGGGAAGATCCTCTCTATCGACAACTTTCAAACTGCAAAGGGTAATGCCATGGCTTTCGCCGATCCCCAGTCTATCACGATCAATGCGGTCGCGACTTCTCTCCCTCGTACGAGTTCTGGTGCCAATTCTGGCACCTTTACTTCGAACGACGGTTTGATTCGCGAGACGGTTTCGCATGCCTATGGCAAGCGGATCCGTCGTACTTTCCGTATTGATCATTCCAAGGTTGCCGCCGACCCGTTCCTGTCAGGTGTCAACACCAAGTATAGCATGAGTGCTTACATTGTTGTTGACGTACCTGTTACAGGTTACACGGTTACGGAGGCTAAGCAGGTTGTAGATGGCCTTATGGCCACTCTCACTGCTTCCTCGGGTTCTAAGATCACCCAGCTTCTGGGTGGCGAGAACTAGACTCTTATTTCCGGCGAGTAAATGCATATGGCTATGGAAAATTAACTCTATTAGGAGCAATTTTGAAAAGCCTTATGTTACTCTGGCAGGAGGTAGCTAATGAACTTGCTACCTGGTGTTGCACCAGCACCAGTCTGGACTTTAAAACAGTTCAGACTCGCGTCAAACATGAAGGTATATCGTTTCTTACGATAACCCTACCCGCCTTTTGTACAGACTTCCAAAAAAGTCTTTCAAATGAGCGTGTAGATCGCGACCAGTTTCAGGGCTTTGCCTTTACTGGTAGTCTCCCCCGTTTTCTCGGAGGTTTCTTCGATCTTGTGTTTGACCGTGGAACTGGTCGATTGGTTGATTCTCCTTCAATCGATGCAATCTTTGCCATTCGCCAACTTACGTTGATGTTTGGTAAAGTTGCCATTGAGTGCTCGGAAGAGCGCGTGGCAGCCGCGATTGAAGGGTATATCAATTGTGAGCAGTCAGTTAAGGACTCGGACTTTGCGAGAGGACTTCAGGAAACTGAAGATTTCTCTCGTGTCTCGAGTTTGCTTTGGGATGATCTCTTTACTCAGGTCAACCGAAAGGTTGCTCTGGGAGAGATACTACCAAAGCATGGGCCCGGGGCCACAGCTGATCGACTTACCGGAAACGGTAAATACAATCAGACTGAGTGGACCCGTAGACTCGAGGATATATTTCCTGCGTCGCGATTTCTCGTGCCGAATTGGAACTACCTCGATAATCTTGACTCCCTTAACTGGCTCGAACCTGGAGCCGAGAGACCCGTTAGGGTCATAACGGTTCCTAAAACGCTCAAAACACCACGTATTATTGCCATTGAGCCCACTGCTATGCAATACGCACAGCAGGGTTTGCTTGAGGCGTTTACGGAATGCATTAACGCAGATGACAATGCGCGTGCATTCATCAGATGGAAGAGCAATGTGCCTAATCAGCGCATGGCTCAGAAGGGATCCAGGAATGGGTCTCTTGCCACACTCGATTTGAGTGAGGCCTCTGATCGTGTTTCGAATCAGCTCGTACGAGAAATGTTCTTCGATCATCCGCTTTTGTTGGATGCAATCGATGCTTGCAGATCTCGGAAGGCTGAAGTGCCTTACCGTGACGGAAAGAAAATCATCCGTCTGGCAAAGTTCGCGTCTATGGGTTCAGCTCTGTGCTTTCCCATGGAATCTCTGGTCTTTATGACCGTGATTTTCCTTGGGATTGAGGCAGAGCTCAATCGGCCACTGACCAAGAAGGATGTTGAATCCTTCAAGGGCCAGGTGCGCGTGTATGGAGATGATATTATCATCCCCGTACGCTTTGTGCGTTCGGTCGTTAGCAAGCTTGAAACTTTTGGGTTTAAAGTGAATGCTAGCAAGTCTTACTGGAGTGGTTATTTCCGTGAGTCTTGCGGAAAGGATTACTACCGTGGGAACGACGTTTCCGTCGTTCGTGTACGGCAGTTAATCCCAACGCGACCGAGTAGCGTTTCGATGAATAAGATTGAGAAGTCCTTATGGTCAACTCAAATCATCTCCATCGTTTCTCTACGTAACCAGCTTTATAAGCGTGGTTTGTGGAAAACGGTGCGGTATCTCGACACAGTCATCGAAGGGTTAATCCCCTTTCCGGCTGTAGGAGAGAATTCACCGACGCTTGGCAAACACAATTTCACCGGTTATGAATCGATGAAGTGGTGTACTGATCTTCAAATCCCCCTTGTCAAGGGATTTAAATTAGTCAGCGTCCTTCCGGATGATCATCTGGAAGGTGCTGGTGCCTTGCTAAAGTTTTTCCTTAAACGCAGTGAAGAGCCATTCATTGACAGGAATCACCTAGAACGCTATGGACGTCCCGATGCCGTCGACATCAAGCTCGGGTGGGCCCCTGCGCAGTAAAAGCGCAGGGGTGCGGTAACCAATCCGCATAAGGAGGACCGAGGTCCCTCTTCGGAGGTGCACTTGGCAGTGC